AATGGAACTGACATTCCAGATAGCAATAGTATTGTAACTGTTTCAGGTGGTGCAGCAGCAGCTAAAACAATCGCTGCTTGGAATTATATGGTTGAACTTAACGCCAACGATTATATTGAATTGATGTGGCGAACATCTGATACAAGATTAGAGTTAATTGCAGATGTTGCAGGAACAAGCCCTACTCGGCCAGCAATTCCTAGTGTTATTCTTACAGCCTCTCAGGTTATGTACACCCAACTTGGACCAACAGGTTCAACTGGACCAACCGGTACAACTGGTCCTACCGGTGCCACAGGACCTAGCGTTACAGGCCCTACAGGGCCTACAGGAGCCACTGGAGATACTGGTCCTACTGGAAGTACAGGACCAACAGGGGCTACTGGCAATACAGGTGCTACGGGTCCTAGTGGACCAACAGGACCGACAGGTATAACTGGATCAACCGGTCCAACAGGTGCAACAGGAGCTACAGGCTCTGGCGATTTCAACGCATTTCTTCTGATAGGAGCATAAACAATGGCAACCACTTATAAGGTATTGGGTCAATCCAATCCGTCAGCAACGACAGCGACAACACTGTATACAGTGCCATCTGCTACGCAGGCTGTTATCTCAACTATTACAGTATGTAATCAAGCAGCAACATCTGCTTCATACCGTATAGCAGTGCGACCTGCTGGTGCTACATTAGCTGCACAACATTATGTTGCCTACGATATTGCTATCGCTGCTAATGACACAACAGCGTTAACACTTGGTATTGCTCTATCTACAACCGATGTAGTAACAGTTTATGCTGCTACTGCAACTTTATCCTTTAGTGCATTTGGAAGCGAGATTGCTTAGTGGCAATACGATTTGGAGTTTCTTCAACAGTTAAGAACCGCCTACCAAGGTACTCTAACTTTTGGGATGGCACTGCGGTATTTAGTCCGTTCACTGCTACAGGTTCTTATGATGCTTTGGCTACCTATACCGTTCCTAGCGGTGGAGTATCTACTATTACATTTGCTGGACTTCCAACTGGTGGACAATATACTCATTTACAAATTAGAGGAATTTTAAGAAGTACTAGAAATGACCCATATACTTATGGTTCAATAAAATTTAATGGTGAGGGTACTACAACTAATTATGCTTATCATCATTTAGTCGGAGCAGGAAGTGGAACACCAACTTCGGGTGGTGATTTTAATGTTGCCGCTATTGATATTAATCAGATTGTTGCTGCAAGTTCAATGTCTGATAATTTTACTTCGATAGTAATTGATGTTTTAGATTACACCTCAACCGCAAAATATAAAACTGTAAGACATTTATATGGTGATGATAGAAATAGCGAGTCAGCATATCACGGACATATAAATTTTTCATCAGGATTATGGAAAAATACTGCTGCAATAAATCAGATTACTGTTTCTGATAATGTGGCAAACTGGGCTGAATATTCAACATTATCAATTTACGGAGTTAAATAATGGCAACCCCTACTTATACACCTATTGAAAGTAAAACACTTGGCTCTAATACTGCTATTGTAGAATTTACTTCTATCCCGCAAACATATACAGATTTAGTATTAGTAATAAATGGAAAATCTGATACATCAACTGTAAATGTTTATGCTCAAGTTGGTAATGGTTCTTACGATACTGGAACAAATTATTCTTGGACTTGGCTAGGTGGAAGTGGTAGTACTGCTGCTTCAGGGCGAGGTTCTACAACTGATGCTCTTTTATTTGGCGCTTCTGGAACATCTAGTTTCTCACCAACCATTATTCATTTTCAAAATTATTCAAACACTACAACATATAAAACTATGATTTCAAGAAGTTCAACTGCTGATACAACAAGCGGTCAAACTGTTTCTGCTTGGGTTGGTCTATGGCGTAGAACTTTTGCAATTAATAGAATTAAATTATATCTAAATGTGCAAAACTGGGTAGCAGGAACTACTGCAACTCTTTACGGCATAGCCAATGCTGCTATCGGTGCACCTAAAGCACAAGGTGGAATTATTACCTACGACTCAACTTACTACTACCACACCTTCGGTGCTTCAGGTACTTTCACTCCGCAACAATCTTTAACTGCTGATGTATTAGTTATAGGCGGTGGTGGTTCAGGAACTGGAACCGCAGCAGCAGGTGGCGGTGCAGGTGGAGTTGTATTTAACTCTAATGTTTCTCTTGCTAGTTCAACTGCATACACTTGCACCGTAGGTGCAGGTGGTGCTTATAGTTCTGGAACTAAAGCAAATGGTGTTAACTCAAATGTAACTGGTGGTTCATTATCATTAACTGCTGCTGTTGGTGGCGGCTCTGGTGGTATTAGAGTTTCAGGTCAAGCATCTGGTAATTCAGGAGGCTCTGGCGGTGGTGGAGCAGGTTCATCAAGTTATGGAACAAATACAGGTGGCGCAGAAACTGCAGGCCAAGGCTACGCAGGTGGTGCTGGCTCCACATCAGCACTTGTTGCAGGTGGCGGTGGTGGTGCTGGCGGTGTTGGAGGCGCAGGCGGTGCTGTTTCAACATATTATGGTGGAACTGGTGGTGTAGGTACATCTACTTATTCATCTTGGGGTCTTGTTGCTGGCGTAGGTCAAAATGTTTCAGGAACTGTTTACTTCGCAGGTGGTGGAGGTGGAGGTTCAGGAGGACAAAGTGGATTAACTCCTTCTAGCGCTGGTGGTTATGGCGGTGGAGGTGCTGGTGGATTTGGTACTAATACTGGTGGTGCTGCTGGTAGTGGTGTCGCTGGATTAGCCAACACTGGTGGTGGCGGTGGTGGTGGCGGGCAAATGTCTGGTGCTGGTAGCGATGGTGCTGGTGCTAACGGTGGTTCAGGTGTGGTAATTATTCGTTACCTAAAGGCTTAAGGAGAATATAAATGCCAACAACAATGAGTTTAATTGCTAAGCAAACTGTAGGTGCAGGTGGCGCAGCAAGCGTTACTTTCTCTTACATTCCTCCAACCTTTACTGATTTAAAATTAGTTGCTAGTTTTAGAGGAACAACTGCACAGGTATACGAAATTACTGCATTACGCTTTAACGGTGTAAACGCTAACCTATCTTCTCGTACTATTGAAGGTAGCGGTTCAGCAGCATCTTCTCTTAATAATGGATATATTTATTTAGGTTCAGGTAATGGTGCTACTTCAACAGCAAATACATTTGGAAGTATTGAAGCCTATATTCCTAACTACAGGTCAGGTAATCAAAAATCTGTATCTATTGATGCTGTTGGTGAAACAAATGGAACAACAATTTATATGCAATTAACTGCTGGTCTTTGGAATGATGTAGCACAAATTAATACTATTGAAATAGTACCTACTGGTTCATTCGTAGAATACTCAGAGTTCACCCTATACGGCATCTCTAATAGCACTACAACTCAAAACCCTACAACTCCTTCCGCTATCGGTGGAGATATTATTAACACAGATGGCACTTATTGGTACCACCAATTCCTATACTCAGGAACCTTTACACCATTAAAGACTTTAACTTGTGAATTGTTAGTTGTTGCAGGTGGTGGAGGCGGCGGTAATATATTTGGTGGTGGTGGTGGAGGTGGAGGACTCTGTTATCAAGCAAGTCGCTCATTAACTGCTAGTACTTATTATTCAGCATCTATTGGAGCGGGTGGTAGCGCAAATACAAATGGAACTAACTCAATTTTTGACACAGTCACTGCAAATGGTGGCGGCGGTGGTGCTCGTCAAGATGTCGCTGCTAATGACGGTGGTTCAGGTGGCGGTGCTAACTATGCTGGTGCTGGCGCTAATATATTTGGACTTGCAACACAAGGCAACTCAGGTGGCGCAACAGGATTTGGTTCAAATGGTGGCGCAACAATAAATCCTAGCGGTGTAAATTACGGAGCAGCAGGCGGTGGTGGTGGCGCTGGTGGTGTTGGTGGCGCTGGTAACACTTCAACAAATGCAGGCGGTACTGGTGGAATTGGTAAGAGTTATTCAATTTCAGGAACTTCAATAACTTACGCTGGCGGTGGTGGAGGTTCTTGTCAAGGTGGTGGTACTGCAGGAACTGCATCTGGTGGTGGAGGTGCTGGTGGAGCAGGTACTACTGGAACTGTTGGAACTGCTAACCGAGGTGGTGGCGGTGGAGGCAGTGGTAGTGGTGCAGGCGCAGCAGGCGGTTCAGGAATTATAATAGTCAGATACCCAGTTTAAGATACAAGGAGGAAAATAAAATGGCACATTACGCAAAGATAGAAAACGGTGTGGTAGCACAAGTAATTGTTGCACACTCCAAATTATGGTGTGAAGAAACCCTTGGTGGAACTTGGGTACAGACTTCATACAACACACAAGGTAATCAACACCTATTAGGTGGAGAACCTTTACACAAGAACTATGCAGGTATTGGATACCTATGGGATGGAACTGGCTTCCACGCTCCAGCCTGCCACGATGAAGCAACACTAAACCCTGATACTTATTTGTGGGATTGCACTAACGCAGACCACGATGTTAAACCATTGGAGATAACCGAATGACAATCCCTATGAAGGTTGAGATCAACTGCGAAACTGGAGCCATCTCTGAGGTGCCTTTAAATGACCAAGAGTTAGCACAGTTAGAGATTGATCGCCAAGCAGCAGAGGTTGCTAAGACTGAGAAGGATGCAGTAGATGCTGCTGTAGCAGAAGCCAGGGCTTCTGCACAATCTAAGTTGGCAACACTAGGACTTACAGCAGAGGAAATTGCTGCTCTCAAGTAGTAAGATGATATAATCTCACTATATGAGAATCAATGAGTACTTTGATAAAGTAGTAGTGATTAACCTTGATAAGAGGACTGATCGCCTAGAGAAGATAACTAAGCAATTAGATGAACTAGGTATTACCTTTGAAAGATTCTCAGCTATTGATGGCACTGGTAAGAATCCAATGTTGGCTGGTAAGGATAGCCACGTTGAGGTATGGAAGCAAAACCTAGGTAAGAAAGTATTAATCCTAGAAGATGATGCCTACTTCGTAGAAGGATTCCAGGAACGCTTTGATGAGGTTATCCAAACCTTGCCTGAAGAGTGGGATGTATTCTACCTTGGAGTTTTCTTAGATAAAAAAACTGGCAAAGTAATTAAAATAAACAATGATTGGTATAGGCAGGTAGTAAGTACTGGAACTCAGGCTTATTGTTTATATCCCGATATGATGCAGTTCTTTATAGACAGAATAGAAGCCTACGATGGTTATGTAGATGTCGGTCTTAGAATATTAGCAGAAGATACTAACGCTTATATAACACAGCCTAACCTAGTAACACAGTATGCAGGTTACTCTGATCTTAGACTTAAAGAGGTTAGTGACTTTTAATGAAAACAGCAGTATATACAATAGCTCTTAATGAAGAGAAGCACGTTCAACGCTGGTATGACTCCGCTAAAGATGCAGATTATCTATTAATAGCAGATACCGGTTCAACAGATAAGACAGTAGAGATTGCTAAATCTCTTGGTATTAATGTAATTAATATCAGAGTAGATCCTTGGCGCTTTGATGATGCTCGTAACGCTGCACTGGCTGCACTGCCAGCAGATATAGATTACTGCGTAATCCTAGATATGGATGAGATCCTACAGCCAGGTTGGAAAGACGAACTAGCTGATGCACTAGAACTGGGAATCACTAGACCAGTACATAATATTATTACTGACTGGGAAGAGGATGGCTCTCCTAAGGTTCAGTTTGATGGCAATAGAATCCACGCTAGGCGTGGCTATCGTTGGAAGAATCCAATACACGAGGTAATAGTTGCCTATAACATTCCTGAAACTAAGGCAAGAATAAAAGCTGAGATACACCACAGACCTGATAACTCTAAGTCTAGAGGACAGTATCTTGGAATGTTAGAGATGGCAGTTCAAGAACTACCTGATGATTCTCGCAACTACTACTATTTAGGTAGAGAATATTTTTATAAAGAACGCTTTACAGATGCTACTAAGACTTTAAAGAAGTATCTAGAACTATCTGTATTCAAAGCAGAGAAGTCTTATGCACTTCGGATCTTGGCTAAGACAGATCCTGAGAACGCTGAGAAGTATTTAGAACAAGCAATAGATGAATGTCCTAGTAGAGAAGCAGTATTGGGATTAGCAAATCATTATTACCATAAGCAAGACTGGCAGAAATGTTTTCGTATTGCTACAAGGGCTGTTGGTATAACAGAGAAGAGAACAGACTTCCTATCGGAAGGATGGGCTTGGACCCATATGGCAGATGACCTTTGTGCTATATCCGCTTGGCAATTAGGCGAGTGGAAGTTAGCACTAGAGCACGGCACTAAAGCAGTAGAGATAACACCAACAGATGAAAGACTAGTAAATAATCTCAAGTTCTACAGGGAGAAGGTAAATGAGTACACTAAATGAAATGGTTGATGAGGTACGCTCCAACCTGCAGGGATACACCCTGCGCCAAGACCGTATTACCTATGTAGCAAACTCTGCAGGTTTGACCACTACTAGTTCTCAGATAACAGTTGGATCTGCATCAAACCTTGCTAAAGGTACTATTGAAATTGATGATGAACTTATTTGGATTGACTCCTTTGATAAGGCAAACAACGTACTAAACGTTATTCCAGGCTTTGGTCGTGGCTATCAAGGAACTGTTCCATCACCTCACGCCCAGTATGCACAAATAACTTTGGCTCCATCATTTCCACGAGTAGCTATTAAGAAAGCTATCAACGATACTATCAACGGATTGTTCCCTAATCTTTGGTCAGTGTCTTATTACACCTTTACCTTTAACCCATCACAAACTACATACGCATTACCAGATGATGTTGAATCAGTACTGTACCTATCTTGGCAGACTACTGGCTCAAGCCAAGAGTGGTTACCTATTAACCGTTGGCGAGCAGATGGTATGGCTAACGCTGCTACCTTTAATAGCAATAACACTGTAAGCCTTTATGACAATATCCAACCTGGTAGAACAGTTCAGGTTTGGTACACATCTATTCCTAATACACTAGATGCAAACACCGATGACTTCGCAGATGTAACTGGACTACCTCAATCTTGCCAAGATGTTATTACTCTTGGCGCAGCATACAAATTACTATCATTCCTAGATCCAGGCAGAATTGGTCTTACCTCTGCTGAGTCTGATAATGCTGATAGCAAGATTCCTTCAACAGCAGGCGCTGCATCTTCTCGTTATATCTACGCTCTGTACCAACAGAGATTGAACGAAGAGGCGCTGAAGTTGAAAGACAAGTATCCAATCCGTATCCACTACACAAAATAAGGAAGAACAATGACCCGTAAATACTCTAGCATCAGCGTTGAAACTACGCTGGCAACTGGTATCTCAAGCACAGCTACCACTATGACTGTAGCAGCCGGTACTGGTTCTACCTTAATGGGTGGAGTAAGTCTTGCACCAGGCAACGTTGATCAATTCACAGTTGCTATTGATCCTGATACACAGAACGAAGAGATTGTATTTATTACCCAAGTATCTACTGATACCTTTACAATCGTAAGAGGTTGTGCCTCAACAAGCAATATCTCACACACTGGCGGTGCAACAGTACGCCACGTTCTAACCTCAGACGATCTAACGTTCTACACAACCGGTGTAGCAACAGCCGATGGATCAGTACAGAAATCAACAGCAACTGCTAAAGGTGATTTACTAGTAGCAACTGCCTCTGGTGTTATTGCCCGTCAAGGCGTAGGAACTAATGGTCAGGTACTAACTGCAGACTCTACTTTAACTAATGGGTTGAAGTGGGCTACTGCAACTACTACACCTCGTATTGCTCAGGTAGTAACTGCTACTACTACAAGTAGTACGGCTTCAACTGCTGGTGCAGGATGGATAGATGTTAGCGGTTTGTCTGTAACAATTACTCCAACACTATCAACTAGTAAGATTTATATTTCTACAACATTTACAGTAATTGGATCTGGAACTTCTTATCAAAATGGTTATGTTCAATTACTAAGAGGTTCCACCTCCTTACAAGCACGATTCGCTGGATCATATTATCCAAGCGGAGGCGGAGTAAACACAGCAGTATACTCTCCATACTCTGTAGACTATGTTGATTCACCAGCAACTACGAGTGCAACAACATACAAAATGCAAATCAATAATATTCTTAGTGCAAACAACTGGACTGCAAATCCAGAAGCAGTTTCAATTCAAATATCAGCAATGGAGATACTAGTATGAAAAACTTTGATGCAGTTCGTTATATTTATCCTGATGCTATATTCAGTATGGTTGATGATGACCCACAGAAAATTACTTGGGTTGGTCAAAAGTATGAGATCCCTACAGCAGAACAGATTGCAAGTGCTATCAACGCACTAGAAGCAGAAGATGCTGCAAAAATTACTGCAAGAGAATCAGGCAAAGCAAAGCTGGCAGCACTAGGTTTGACTGCTGAAGAGATATCTGCCTTAACTAAATAAGTAGTTCCTCCTGAGCACCGAGGTTAAAAGGCTCTTATTTTTATGCCCAAAGTTTAAGGAGAATGATGGCCTACGGTTCGGATATTACCCAAGCAATACCAGTACCTTTATCTAACCCTGCTGGCTCTACTAACTATGCCGCAACTGGCGTTGCATACGATGTAGCTATTGGTGGGCAACCATTCTTTATTAACGCATCAGATGATACGCCTTACCGTAGAGTAACAGCGCAGTATCGTAAGCAACAGATTGACCAGACTAGAGAACCTGGTGAGCAAACACTTACTGGTTGGTGGCTACGTTCACAAAGCTCATTCCACCTTGGCGCTGGTATTAAATTCTTTGAACCTATTAATGAAGAGTCACTTCGTTTCCAGTATACAGAGTCCAAAGGACTAGATGTATGGACAAGAGGACAAGCAACATTACTTAATGACACTGCTTCATTCTATTCAGGTTCAGCACTTGGACAATTAATTGGCCTTAATGATGGCACTAATGATTGTATATTAGTTACAGATGGAAGCGCTCTAAAGAAGATTACTACTGGTGGTAGTAGCACAACTATTACTCAAGCAGGAACAGCATCTACTATCTATAGCCTAACAACTGACGGCACTAACTATTACTTTATTAATGGAACCAAGATTCATCGTGGCTCAGTTGGAGCAACACCTGCTGACTCAGAGATTTACAATACTCCTTCAGTTACTAGAGCAATTATACGTTATGTAAAGCAACGCCTTATTGTTGCTATTGGTAATGCTATCTACGAATTAAATGCTAACGCTACTAGTTCTGCTGCATTACCTACTGCTCTTTATACCCACCCTAACGCTAACTGGGTATGGTCTAGTATTTCTGAAGGACCTACTGCTATTTATGTATCAGGCTATGCACCTAATGGAACATCATCTTCAGTATTTAAAATTGGAATCAATACAGCAACTGCTAACTCATTAGGATTCCCAACTCTTGAAGTACCTACAGTTATTATTGATTTACCAGAGGGTGAATCTATCTATGACTTTGATATATATCTTGGAACATATGCAATCCTTGCAACAAGTGAAGGTTTCAGAGCTGGCGTATCAGACCTATCAGGAAACGTTCAATACGGACCACTACTATTTGATGGTGCCGCTTGTAAGGCTATCGCCTTTAGAGATCGCTTTGCTTATATTGCAACCACAATTGATGGTGAGGCTGGCTTAGTAAGAGCAGACCTATCCACAACTGTATTGACTAACAGTTTGTTTTTCCCTTGGGCTTGGGATCTAGTAGCTACTGGTATCTCTGCAAGCGCTGATCAAGTAGCCTTCTTTGGTAACTCAGATAGATTAGCATTTACTACTGGCAATAATACTTGGGCTGAATCTACAACTGACTTAGTACCAGAAGGATACTTGCGTACTGGTTACATCCGATACAACACATTAGAAACTAAGATCTACAAACTTCTTCAGGCTCGTGTTGATACTACCAATGGTGGATTAGGTATTGATTCTATTGATAGTCAAGATACCTACTATCGTATTGGTAACTTTGGTCAAGGCTCTGACTCACCAGAGATAAACATAAGTTATCCAACGACAGCAGAAGAGTATTTAGGATTCCAGTTTAGTTTAAGCAGATCATCAACTGACCCATCAAAGGGTCCTTTGTTTACTGGATACCAAATCAAATCATTACCTGCTATTCCTCGTCAGCGATTAATCCAGTATCCATTATTCTGCTATGACCACGAGAGCGATAAGCTTGGTGTTGAGTCTGGCTACGAAGGAGCAGCTTATGATCGTATGTCACAACTAGAAGCAATAGAAAATGTTGGAGATACCATTAGAGTAGAAGATTTCAGAACTGGTGAATCATTCATTGGTTTGATTGAAGAGATGGACTTTATTAACAAGACACCATCAGGGCCACGCTTCTCCGGCTACGGAGGAAACCTGATCGTTACCATTAGAACCGTATAGGAAAGATATGTCCCCGAATGAATGGGCTGGATTAACTGTATCTGTAATAAGCATAGTTGGTGCATTAGCAGTTGGAGTAAGACACCTTGTTAAGCACTTCTTATCAGAACTTAAACCGAATGGAGGCTCAAGCCTCCGAGACTCCGTTGATAGATTGGAGCGCCAGGTTGAAGAAATTTATCGCATCCTTCTTAATCGCAACTAGCCTTGCCCTATTAACAGGATGTGGCTACCAAGGTTGGATGAGATACCCCTGTCAAGAGTTTGAGAATTGGGAAAAGCCTGAGTGTAATCCTCCTGAATGTATAGCTTACGGACAATGTACAAAAGATTTATTACCGGAAGGATATAATGGCCCGTCAGAAACTAAGCCCTGAAGAGTTACACGCTAGGTTAATAGTAACTATCGGAGTTATTCTAGCAATTGTATTTGCTGGATCAGTATTCTCTTTACTGTATGCGTTCTTGTTTATTACTCAACCTTTAGGTGAGCAAGCACCAAATGATAAAGCTGCTATTGATCTAGTATCAACCCTGTGTGTGTTCCTTACTGGAACCCTTGCAGGAATCGTATCTGCCAATGGACTAAAGAGTAAGAAGAAGGATGAGGATGTCAAATGAAACCTCTTGCAAAGACAGCAACACCTGCTGCGGTGGCTGTACTACGTCAAGCAACAGCACTGAAACCGTTACGCAACAAGATGTCGGATGGACTATTGCCATCGGCAGCCCATTTAAAACAAAGTGCTAACTCAGATCACAATACTGGGTTCGCTGTTGATTTAACTCACGACCCTAAGAATGGTATTGACTGCACTATAATCTTTGAGAAATTAAAAGAAGATGCACGAGTTAAGTACTTGATTTTCCAGGGACAGATTTGGTCTAAGGAAAAATCAAAAGAAGGCAACCGTAAATATACTGGTAGTAACCAGCATAACAAGCACCTTCATATATCTATCAACGATGGTTCTGGAAATGACACTTCTCCTTGGTTCTGGTGGATGAATCAACCTAATCCAGTAATGGCATTAGTTGCATCTATTGCACCAACACCAGCTAAGAAGGCTTATCCAGTAGCACCAACTGCAGTTTGCACCTGTTGCAAGTTGCATAGCAAGACAAAGTAAAGGAGCAATAAATGAACCCACAGTTCAAGCAAGTAGTTTTATCTTGGTTCCGAGCATCAGCAGCAGCAGCAGTTGCACTGTATGTGAGTGGTATTCAAGACCCTAAGCAATTAGGAGCAGCAGCATTAGCAGGCCTAGCAGGACCAGTATTGAAGTGGTTAGATCCATCAGCCGGAGAATTTGGCAGAGGATCAGAGTAATCTAGTTTACTGCGAGGCTACACAAAGGCTCATCCCGAAAGGGATGGGCCTTATTTTTTATGCCTAAAAATCCCTACTAGGATCATCTATTGGACAAGGAACTGTGATTAGATTTCCACAGTTAGCACAGGTTCCATCTAACATATACCAGCTAATCTCATATTGTGAGAAGGTAGCCATAATATTAAAGACCGTACAACCACAAGGGCAGGTATGTAATGGACCAAGGTTTCTAAGATCAGAGCCGAACTTTAATGGAATGTCAGCTTTAATTTTTGGCAGGATTGGTAGACGGAGAATCCGTCTGATACCATCACGCACCTTAGAGGTGCGTTGGTTCTGCTTTACCTCGCTCACGCTCGGTATTGTAACGACACTCTGGGCCTAGTACAAAGGATCAAGGACTTCACGGCGTGTCGTGATATACTTCTGCTAAGAGATTAAGGAGGGGTAATGACAACGCTTGTCGGAATACAAACCGATGACACGGTAGTGATGGCTGCGGACTCGCAGATCACTGAAGATAACTTACGCACTATCTCAACAGCTACACCAAAGATAGTTGAAGTAGGTAGATATCTAATAGGAATTACTGGTGATACTAGACCAGGAGATATTCTTTCTTATAACTGGAAACCACCAACATTTAAATCAACAGATGATCCAGTACAACATATGGGTAAGAAAGTTATTCCATCTATCATTAAAGTATTTACTGATGGTGGTTACGACTGGGCTAATGTTGATAAGAAGGATGGTGGCTTTGACTACCTAATATCTTTTAATGGAAACTTATTCCACATAGCCTGTGATATGTCATTCATTCAGAATGATTCAGATCTATACGCTATAGGTTCTGGTGGTCAGTTTGCTACTGGTTATCTATACGCTTGTAAGCAGAAAGTATCTGGTCCTTGGGGACTAGAACTAGCAGAGGATTTTGCTGAGGAAGCAATCCTTTGTGCGACACGCTTTGATGTAAACACTGGCCTCCCAGTACAAATTGTAACTCAGGATAGAATTTAATTATGGAGAAGACATTACAGTTCGCACTTAATGAAGCGTATGAGAAGGGATTAATGGACTTGAGTATTGATAAGAAGCCAGATTATGAAGAGGCAAAGTTAATTGCATTAATAGAATCTTTAAAATTAAGGGGTGATGATTGGCCTCAGGTTTTTATTGATTCTGTTTTAAAGTCTATAGATAATTTAACTTATGCTATAACAGCCCATATGATGGACAATTTTGCCGATGATATAGAAACAACTGTAGAAGAAAACCTTGAGTCAATAGAGGAGATGTTAACAGATAATGACTGATCCAAAAGAATTATTGCTAGAGGTACTGCGAGCTAAGGATGCTAGTAGATCTCGCTCAACACAGAAGCAGATTGGTCCATCAGAGTTAGGTGGATGTCGGCGTAAGGTTTGGTATCGTCTTAACGATCAACCTGAAACCAATGACAACGAGATGAAACTCGCTGCCATTATGGGTACTGCTATCCACGCTGCTATTGAGGATGCTATCGGTGTTGCTGATCCTAAGGGTGAGAAGTACTGGGTTGAAACATCTGTTGAATACAATGGAATGAAAGCACACATAGATTTATATATACCAGAAACCGGAGATGTGATAGATTGGAAAACCGTCAAGGTCAAAAATCTATCCTACTTCCCATCGCAACAACAGCGCTGGCAAGTACAGGTGTATGGCTACTTGCTTGATAAGTCGGGGAAGGGGAAGCCTCGTACTGTTAATCTTGTAGCCATCGCCCGTGATGGTGATGAGCGTGATGTTAAGGTTTACTCTGAACCATATGATCCAGCTATTGCTGAGGAAGCATTGAACTGGTTGGCTGCTATCAAGGAGTCAACAGATGCACCAGAGCCAGAGCGTGATCAAAGTTTCTGTAAGAGTTACTGCAAATACTATGATGAGTCTGGTGAGATGGGATGCGTTGGTCTAAAAAAAGAACGTATCGCAATTGACGAACAGGTCATTGCGGATGCAGATGTTGATAAGAACGCACTGCTTTATTTACAATTAGATAATAAGATAAAAGAGCTAGAGAAAGAGAAAGACTCTTTACGTACTAGCTTTGAAGGTTTACTTGGAACTACTGCTAGTGGTATCCAGGTAAGTTGGACAACAGTTTCCGGTAGGAGTACTGTTGACACAAACGAGGTAGAGAAGTTGCTTGGCTTTGTACCAAAGAAGGAAGCACCCGATTCACTTCGTTTATTAATCAAACAAACTGGAGGAAAATAAATGGCTGCATCCGAGTCAACTAAGTTCCAGATTAACTATAAGTTATCTGATGGAACTCTTGTAAATATCTATGCAAAAGATCAAGGCGATCTTGAAGCATCACTAACTACCATCGGTGATCTAGCAACACTAGTATCATCAACTGGTTCATCATTGGGAGCATCAGCTTCATCAGGATCTGTTGCCTATGCTAAGGCTGCACTAGGTGCAACACCAGCAGCAGCACCAACTGGAGATACACCTGATTGTAAACACGGCTCTATGTCATTCCGTTCTGGCGTAGGTCAAAAGGGTCCTTGGAAGGGTTGGATGTGTGCTGCACCTAAAGGTGCGGTAGACAAGTGCGACACCGTCTGGGTTAAGTAACCCTATGCGGGTTCCCTATAAATATGAGAACCCATTATGTAGAGAAACTGCACCTGAGTTATTCTATCCGGACAAAGGTGAAGATAAAACTCACATAAGATTAGTTAGATCTATTTGTGGTAAGTGTCCCCATCAAGCAGAGTGTGCTGAGTGGGGAGTTACCAATGAGGCACACGGCATATGGGGTGGACTTGCCCCTAATGAACGTAGAAGAATCCGTATGAGAAGAAGAATTAAATTGAAGGAAGAGAAAGTTGCTTAATTTATCTAGAGCGTGGAGTGGTACTACCACTAAAGCAACGCCATTACCTGATGTCTGGAAGCCACTTGCTGATAAGCATATTAGGTTTCGTAGAGGTCAAGTATGTATGGTAGCTGCTGCGCCTAATGCTGGTAAGAGTATGTTCGCTCTTATCTATGCGATCAAAGCAAACGTTCCAACTTTATTCTTCTCTGCTGATACTGACACCGCAACTGTTATGATGAGAGCAGCCGCTCACCTATCTAACACCAATCAAACTTTGGTGGAAACTAATCTAAATAATAACCGTAATTATTATGATCGCTTCCTAGGAGAAATGAGCAATATCCAATGGGTCTTTGATTCATCACCATCACTAGATGATATTGAGTTAGAGATTAAAGCCTATGTGGAATTGTTTGGTATACCACCAGAGTTGATTGTCATTGATAACCTAATGAACGTTGCTGCTGAAACTGATAATGAATGGGCTGGACTTAGAGCTATTATGGTGGAGTTCCACGATATGGCTCGTAAGACTGAGGCTTGTGTATTAGTACTGCACCACGTCAGTGAACAGAGTGAGTATGGCAAGACTGATTTACCACCTGCTCGTAGATCCATTCACGGCAAGGTAAGTCAACTACCTTCTTTAATACTTACACTTGGTTATGATCACGTTAATAGTCAACTGCGTATTGCACCTGTTAAGAATCGTTTTGGTCCACACACAGCCGATGCCTCTGATTGGGCTACGCTATTTGTGAACTACGGAGTCTGCCAAATGGTAGATCCAAGTGATCCTTTAGGTCGTATGTATAGGAGAGATGCGGTACTAGGTAATGTCGGCTAAGTACAATAAACAAAAGGGTGCTGCCTTTGAGATAGATGCTATGAAATGGTTTCGTAAGATGGGCGCAGTAGCTGAACGCTTACGATTGTCCGGCAAAGAAGATGAGGGTGATCTAGTAGTAATGATAGGTGGAGATACCTACATCTTTGAACTAAAGAATACTAAAACATTAGACCTAAAGAAGTTCTGGAGTGAAGCACAAATTGAAGCAGATAATTATGCTAAGCATCGTGGTATTAACAAGCCTCTATCTTTTGTTTTATTTAAGCGCAGGAACGCACCAATAGAACAGGCTTGGGTAATCCAAGACTTACAACAATGGTTAGGAGAGAAGAATGACACCAACACCTGAAGGAATATTAACCACATCAGAGGTATGGGTAGTAAAGCCAGATGAGGATACAGTAATTCCAGCGATAGAAGAGCAAGAAGATGATCTGCCTAAGTTGTAAATCAGCAGGGGAAGAGAATCTTAAAGAGAGTTATACCAAAGCTAAGGCTCTACATAAGAAGTGTAAAGGAGATTGCTCTTGTCAGCACAAGACTGGGATCGGATGGACAAAAAGAGAAGGTTCAAAGGTTCCGTTGATGCAAATACAATCCCCATAGGAGAGATCATTTCCCACTATGGAGGGGAAGTAAGAGAAGGCAAGGCAGTATCAGTTAAGTGTTGTTTGCATAATGATAGTCGTAGGTCAGCAGTATTAAATACCTACGACAATCTTATGTATTGTCATACCTGCGGTAAAGGTGGCAACGCAGTAAACATTATTAGTATCAAAGAGAATTTGGAGTTTAAAGATGCTCTCGCCCGTGCAATTGAAATCATCGCTGGAAGCGGCGGTTCAGTACAACAAGGATCTAAGCGAAGAAGCGGTAGAATTTCTCGCAGGTCGTGGGATCTCTAAAGAGGTAGCCGATAAACATATGCTCGGCACCATTGGTGATTACCTACCAGAGCATAGTAATCATAAGGGTTGGATATCAATACCTTATATCACTGTCCTTGGGCATTGTGTTGGCTTTAAGTTTCGCAGGTTAGATGATGGCAAGCCTAAGTATGGCGCACCCACTGGACAGAAGAGTCATCTCTACAATGTTAGTGATCTAATACTTTCATCAGAGTATATAGCTATCTGTGAAGGTGAGTTAGATACAATCATTGCATCATCAGTGCTAGGTCTACCTGCTGTTGGTGTTCCTGGAGTAGCAGCTTGGAAGCCACACTTTACTAAGATGTTTGCTGGCTATGGTCAGGTATATATCATCGGTGATAATGATGTTAAGGATGATGGATCTAATCCAGGGGCAGAGTTTTCTAGGAGAGTAGCATCTGAAATCATTAACTCTACTATCGTGTCGCTACCACCAGGTATGGATCTAAATGATCTATACTTAGCGAAGGGAATTGAAGAAACTAGACGAGCAATTGGAGTGCCAAATGTATGAAGAACTCGGAGCTGATGGAACTCGCCGTTTGGTTGAGGGAATTGGGACTGGAAGTGGTTTTGATAGATTACGAAACTGGGATACTTCAAGTAAGACCCAAGCCAATAAGGAAGTAGACAATAAGTTTGCTGCTGATATGTGGGATGTATTAGATAGCGCAGGTAATTTACTTCTATCTAAGCACCACGACTACGGCCCAAAGAATATAGCTGGCTCACCTGGCGGTCCAATCAACGGACTAAGAGTGCGTATGTGGGACAAGATCGCCCGTATAAATAACTTAGTTGATAACAATAAGAATCCAAACAACGAATCGCTGAGAGATTCTTTCCTAGATCTATTGAACTACAGCGCTATTGCGCTGATGGTATTGGATAACAACTGGCCTGAAACGCCAACTCTGGATTGTGAATGACACCTGAATTACATCCGACCTTTTATGAACTAGTACCTAGTGTATCTATTACTATTGTCCGTAAGTTCAAGGGCTGGATAGATTATCAAGATGTTAAACAGGAGTGCTATCTCTGGGCCATTGGTCGTGGACAACAGTTCACTGATCTATTAAATGAAGAGAACCCTAGCAAGCGTGAGCAGAATGAGAAGCGTATTGCTTGGCAGATGCGCCGTGTGGCAGAGCGCTATGCTCGTAAAGAGAAAGCATCAAAGGCTGGCTATCACACTAGCGATGAAGCCTTCTACGATACAACAACTATTGCTCAACTAATTCCTTTTGTTATTGCATCCGTTGTTGATGGCACAGTATTAGAGCAAGCACAGGAGATGATCAACGATGGACAGCCCCGTAAGCAATCAACACCTGCTGAGGGTGGCAACCTGCTGGCTATCTTAATAGATATTAAAAAGTCTTTCCTTAAACTAGAGCAAGAGGATAAGACTATCCTTCAGATGAGATACCACGAGAACCTTACCCTTCAACAAGTGGCACAGTACTTAGAGTGTGCTACATCTACTGCTGATCGCAGATGCACATCAGCTCTGCGTAGATTACAGAATAATCTGGGCGGGGAAACGCCTTGGAATTAAAAGAGCCAGAGTTATTTGATTACCTTAAAGAGTTTCATTACGAGGACCTAGAGAAGTCCGAAGAGTTTGATAACTGGGATTGTATATCTATTATCCATAAGGTTTTTATTGAACTCAAGTCCCGCAAGACTCACTACCCTGACCTACTTATTGAAGAGAGTAAGTATCAGGGTTTAATTATGGCAGCAGGTATTAGATCCCTTGTGCCTTGGTATATTAACTCAACACCTAAAGGTATCTGGGGTTTTAATTTGGTTGAATTACCTCAGCCTAAGTGGGAAGAGAAGTGGCTACCTATCACTACTGAGTTTGCTAACAAGACTAACAGGACTAAGTTGGTTGGCTTCTTAAAGATAGAAGATGGTGTTGTATTTTGATCTACGAATACGAATGTCCTGGTGATGGCGAGATCGTTGAGATTGAGCGAACTATTAATGAACCTGAAATTGACTATGCTTGTGGTTTATGTGGTGCTAAGATGAAAAGAGTTTGGTCAGCTCCAGTTATTACCTTCAAGGGTCCTGGCTTTTACAAGACCGACAATTAAAATAACCCCACCGGAAGGGTAGTGGGGCTATTCATATGCTGACCGGAAGAAAGAGTAAGACCGGTCTAACTCTCTTACTATATCATATTCTGTAAACATTCCAAACATTTAGCTTGGTCTTCTGCAACGAGGTCGTTGCCACACTCATCGCATATCATACTCAATAGTAGTTTCGCTTGAGAAAGAACTTATAGGCTCGGCAAGGTGTTTGGTATCGCTTAGAAATGTATTTAAGACCTCGCAAGATCTGGTATTCAGGTCTTCTATCTTTCTCTCCAAGGAGCTGAGCAATACCGTAAGCGCTAGATCTTGGGTTCTTTGCGTAGTGATCAAACCTGCTCTCACGGGTCCAAAGGGAGAGTAAACATTCCCACTCTCTTCCTTGCCACCCAAAACCAGCCGAAGCGTAGTCTTGTGCGAGCTTCTTGTTGTGCTTCTTCTCATCTGTTGTTGCCTTCCTATTCTCTATTACCCCGTCAGGGATTCTCCCTACCGGTGGTGTAAATAAACCGTTATGACCTACGGCGAGTAGACTTAGTGTTGCCGTCAAGATCAAGCCATTTCTTACCCATACGTTCATCAGCTATTTTCTCCTCATCTAAGAGATCACGATAAACATTTGGATATAAGTTAGCTAACCTAGCCAATGCCCGATCTCTTGCTCTGCGATAGTTTCGCTGGCGAACAGCCTGATCTGCCGCCGATTTTAGTCTTTGTCTATTCTTCATTCGCTATCCAAACTGATGATCACATAGAAGATAATAAGCACTGCTACTATCCCAATGAACATCACTTTACCCACCTCTCCATACAATCTGCGATAGTGGCAAGCACTATCGGTGTTATCTCTACTGGTTCAGAGATTAGCGTGGCATCTTCCTCATCAGCCAGCCAACCCGACACATATATCTTACTATCAGGTGGGCTAGATCTATACCAACCAAGCGCCGACACGGGATCTTCTCCTCCCCATATAGCTATGTTTTGACTATCACTTATCTCATATAATGAGATGTGCTTCTTATTATTTAACTGTATTACTTCACTCGTATTATCTTCTAAGTATCGCTTGATTTTACTCATACTCTCTCCCTCTGTCGTTTGATTATCTTATCTTCACAATCTGAGCAGGTGTAAGAGTGATATTGGGCGTAGTCATACTCGCTCTTACACTCTTTACACTTAACAATATCTAACTCAACCCCGTTAAGGGCGTAGTCATCTCCCTCTAAATAGCGTGGCTCACTCACTCTTGCTCTCCTCCTCATTCTTGATTAGATCGTTAATTGTAGGCAGGGTTAGGAGCTGATCAAAGGCCTTGCGTACTGCCCTTTGTAGCCCGTTGCCCTGGTAATTAGGTGCGCTCTCTTCCGCCAGTAGTCTGCTGCTCTCTTCCGCATCAAAGACCTTAACGCTCACCAATTTTGTTGGCTCGCTGATCTCCGTTGCTACCACTATGAAGGCGTAATTCTTTTCAGACATCTGTTCTCTCCTCCAATTTATAGCCAGTTATATCCCAAACACTATTAAGAATAGCGTTCTGCCACTCTCCACAATACTCACAAGAATAGTCTGCGTTTATTGTGGACAGGATTAGCCCCTCTTGCTTACAATTCCGACACTTATTCATTTAGTTAGCTCCTCTCTCTCTTTCGTTAGCTGGATCAGCCGTTCGGCTGAGGTTTTTAACTCTTGTAAATAGTTTGCGCCGTGAGCACAATCGCTTAATAAAATTAAACAATCGCCACAGATTACCGGTGTAGCCTTCATTACTTCACCTCTTCCACTATTACATCATCATAACCTTTAACCTCACGCCAAAACTCTGCCACTCTTTCAGCGTCTATCTTATGAGAATAATGTTTCCAATTAATCTCGCTGCCACCTACCCATACTGTCCAGTTCATACTCTCTCTCTCTCTCTCTTATCCGGAGATAGCGTTCGCTATCTCCCTCTCCCACTATTGTTAGTAGGATACTACACAAGCCTACCGTATCCGATAGGCTAGTATAGTACGCCACTACTTAGAGATAAGCTGCCAGATCGCCGTCTCCTACGATATCTTGAAGATCGTCTAGCGTAAAGTCATCACCGCTAAATATAAGATTATTTAGCTGATCGGTAGTATCGCTCATACTCTCGCCCCCTCTCTCTTAATATCTTGCTTAAATTGTGCGATAGCTTGCGCCTTAGTGTAAAAGTAGTAGGTACGGCATACCCAATACTCTCCCGCTCCCTCTCCCACGAACGCAGATAAACGCCACGCTCCCTCGCTATTCTTGTCTATGCTCACGCCTTGCCCTCTCTCTCTTTATCATTACACCCATTACACCAGATCCCTTTCCCTATCTTCATCACGTAGCTAGGTAAACGCTCACCATTAAGCAACGTAATAAATAGCGCATCATTAGATCCGCAATTTATACACACGGGCTTACTCTTTAACTTAGGCATTACTTTCCCTCCTTATTCTGCCCTACCAATTAGGAGCAGATTACCGCCCCCGGCGCTAAGCCGGCGGCGATAATACGCCACTATTTAAAGCAACTCTCTACCGATCCGACACAATACCCGCCCGGCGTGTACCATAGGCCGGAGCTAATTAAGTAAAGGCCGGCAAGGATAGCTAACCAGAATAAGGCCCGCACGATAGAGCGGGTTAGGTAATACCGGCGGGATCTCATCTGCTCGCTATCTCTATCTCTAGGATCTCTTCTGCGTATCTATAGGCGGCAGATCCCTCTTCTACGTCTAACCTTGCGCCATCGTACCAATCTTGATAAAGGTACTCTACCTTTAGGATCTCCCCGTCATTATGGGTTATCTCTAAGTAATCTGCCGGGCCACCGCCGCTCCATACTATCCGCATAATCTCCCGGCGATCTATACCGTAGGCTAGCTCATAGATCTGCTCCCTGGCATTATCATCGCCACTATCTGCGAGGGTGTAAAGCTCCTCTAGTTGTTGCTCTCTATCCTTTAGCTCTCCGGCGATTAGATCGGAGCAGGTCTTACGCTCTAGTGTGTTATCCATAATTTATCCTCCCGTAAGTGATCTCTAGTGAGATCCCACCGCCTACCGGTGAGCCGGTAGGTAGTAGGCTGCCACTAGCAAGCTGCTAATTCTGCGGCGGTTATGTCTGCGTTAATTGCTAGATATTGATCCCTAAGCTCTACGCCTAGCCCTAAGGCGTGAGCGTGTGCGACGTGTAGATCCTTAGAGTTATAGCGTAGGCCGGGAGCAGTAGCGAGCAACTTATTAAGATCGGCGTACATACGGTGGCGCTCAAAATATACGCCGGCGCCGCTCTCTCTAACTACACACTCGGAGATCACGCTCCAATAGATCTTTTTAGCTCTATCGTGATAAGTGGAGATCTTTATCCGGTAATTATTCTCAAGCGTGTAAGTGTCGGTTATTCTCCGGCGCTCATTACTTATTATCTGGTTATGGATCATTACGCTACCGCCAAAATATAACCAAAACGGGCGTACTCTTTAACTAAGCGCTTAACCGCCGCCGGCGTAAGATCGGCGCTAACTATAAGCTCGCCCGTAGTGCTATCCACTAGGCGGGTGAATTGCTTAGAGCGGGCGCTCATTACTTAGCCGCCTTAGATAGTAAAGCAATGGCGATTACTACGCTAACACTTAGAGCGCTAATCAATACTACGCCGATAATATTTAGCAGCGTTAAAGTTATAGCTCCGGTACCTATTAAGGCGTAAAGATACGCCGGCAGCAATAGGCCGGCGATTAGGGTTAATCCGATCATAATTTATCCTCCCATAATTGCGAGCTACTTATTAGCTCACGGGATATTTATACTCTTATGATCTACCTATGTCTACCCTATTTTATAGAATTAGAGTGTGATTAGCGCCACTAGATCGGAGGGGATCCGATAGGCCGGCGGATACGTCTAAGTTTCACCGGAGCAGATAGCGCCGGGATTAGATAGGGGTTAGGTAATGGATAGATACGGGTGGATTAACGAGCTGCTTAACGGGTTAAGGGATCAAGCTCCGGCACGCAGCGATGATGAGCGGGTAAGAATGGAGCGGTGGATCGGTGAGCAGATAGAGCAGCTAAGGCGGGAGCAGGATATTAAATAAAGTGTGCCGGTAATTGAGTTAGCCCTCAGATCCTTACCAGATACCGCTCAGCGCTCGCCGATTAGCAACGGGTAGGGGGTAGGTCTGCCCGTATCGGAGGAGATCAAGACCCCCGTGTGTTAAGTTTCAGGCGTGTGAGCGGCGTACTCCCCAAGTAAAAATATTTGCTAAAGTTAAAGCTACCGAAATGTCCGATTTAATACCATTTGTTAGTGAGTTGCACCACAAAAAGAAAGATTTATTTGCGAAAAACGGGAAATGGCTTAAATTTCCTGCCTTATATATAGTAGGGGAGTAAAACGGGGAGTGATGAGTTTTATAACTGTTGGCCTCTCACGAGGCCCCTAAGGGCGAGTGCTTCTCTACCCCTCACTCGCAAGGCCGCCAGGCCGCAGCGATACAGGTTACACACTTCGCGGCAGGTGTAATAGATTATCTGATCCAGTATAATCATTCTAGGCCTAGTATAAAAATTAAAATTAACTTCGGCCCTTATCCACAGGTTTATCCACAAGGAGTAAGATGGCTGAGAACTCAGCAGATATCGCAAAAAGAATTATCCTCACCTCAGTAGCTGAGGGGATGACGGTAGAGCAGGCTTGTGGCTCAGCCGGTAAATCTATAAAGACTTACGAGTACTACCGCAGGACCGACAAGGTCTTCGCAGATAAAATGGATCGCACTAGGCTAGGACTTAGAGATAAGAACTTCGCATCTAGTGATGCTCACGATCTAACCTTCGCAGAATTTAGGCAGCGCTACCTACATAGCCGAACCTTCCCTCACCAACAGAATCTAGTTGATGTGATCAATGGGCAAGCACCAGGTTGGAATCACCCCTCTATGAAGTTTGAGAAGGGTCTAAACAACAACCGCATCTTAATCAACATTCCGCCTAACCACGCTAAGTCAATTACTATCACAGTAGACTACGTAACTTGGCTCCTTTGCCAGAACCCGAATTTCCGTGTTCTGATAGTTTCACAGACCCAGCGTTTGGCTGGTGACTTTCTCTACGCCATAAAGCAACGACTGACTCACCCAATGTATGAGGATCTTCAAGCAGCTTACGCTGCTGGCGTAGGGTTCAAATCTAAGAGCGCCTCTTGGCAGGCAACTCGTGTCACCTTCGGTGATGAACTACGGGAATCCTCTGAGAAGGATCCTAATATAGAAGCCGTAGGTATCGGCGGTCAGATCTACGGTAAACGTGCAGATATGATCATAGTAGATGATGCTGTTACTTTATCTAATGCCAATGACTTTGAACGACAGATCAAGTGGCTAACGCAGGATGTCCGGTCCCGTCTTAACCCTACTGGCAAATTAATTATTATTGGTACCCGTGTAGCCTCAGTAGATTTATATAGAGAACTTCGCAACCCCGATAGATATCCTGGTGGTCTAGTACCCTGGACCTATCTTGCGATGCCAGCTCTTCTAACTACAGATGAAGATCCCGATAAGTGGGAAACCCTTTGGCCTGCATCAGATCAACCATTTGATGGACAGGATGAAGCTGACAAGAATGAAGATGACCTCTATCCAAGATGGTCAGGTCGCAACCTCTTTAACGAGCGACAGTCAATGGATGTTTCAACTTGGGCCTTGGTCTATCAGCAGCAAGATGTTTCAGATGATGCTGTTTTTGATCCTGTGTGTGTTCGTGGTTCTATTGATGGTATGCGAAAGAGCGGTGGACTCAATCCAGGTTATCCAGGTCATCCAAAAGATACTCAAGGCTTTACTTATATATGTGGTCTTGATCCTGCAATGGTTGGTGACACTGCTGCTATTTGTTATGCTGTTGATCGTACTACCCATAAACGTTACATTGTTGATGCTATCAAGATTTCAAGGCCGACTCCGGCACAGATCCGTCAATTAATATTTGACTGGACAGAGTTATATCATCCTAGTGAATGGATCGTAGAGCGTAACGCTTTCCAATCATTCCTTACACAGGATGAAGGTATACGTCAGCACTTAGCTACTCGTGGAGTTATACTCCGTGAGCATCATACTGGTAACAATAAGTGGGACTCAGGATTCGGTGTGGCTTCTATGTCCACACTGTTTGGTACCAAGCAGCACGATGGCAAGCACCATAGAGATAATTTGATCCATCTACCTAGTGATCAGACTGAGAATGTTAAGGCTCTAATAGAGCAGTTAATAACTTGGTCACCTACCACTAAGGGCAAAACCGATATGGTAATGGCCTTGTGGTTCTGCGAGATCAGGGCTAGAGAGATGATCAATTACGGACAATATCAAACCCATCATTTGAAAAATCCGTTCCTATCTAATAGGGAAAAGGCTAAACGGATAGTTATTAATATAGATGAAATGCTACTACAAAAAGATAAAACATTTATCTAACTAAGGAGAAAAACAAATGGCAAGATATTTTGAAGTTAAGGCAAAACAAGCTGCAAAAAAAGCTGAAAAAAATCCAGTTGCACAATCCGCCAGCCGAAGTGCAATGGCTTATGCAAGAGCAGGTGGCGTAAGTTTGTCTAAAAAAGATAAAGAAAAAGCAGTAAAAGTAATTCAGCCTAGAGTACAAAGTGATCGTTCTCGTACAGCAAGTCGTGCTGCAGGAATTGCAAGCAGAATGGCAAAAAAGCAAGTGGCTAAACGTACATCTGTATCCACAGGTAATGTGGCAATGAAAAAGAAACCTTCAATTAAAAAGAAGTAAAGGAACAAACAAATGGCAGTTAAAAAAACTAAACCCGCTTTAATCATTCCTAAGAAGGATAAACCTCCTTTGCCAAAGGCTAAGAAAAATACGCCTGCTTTAATCATACCTAGAGAGGCTTTAGCGCAAGTAAAAGAGAGAGCAAAGAGTAAAGTAGTAAGAAGGCCAGAAGTAGGCAAGCCAAGTCTAAAAAGAAACTTAAACGCAACTAACAAGCAAGTTGTATTACCAACAAAAAAAATCAAGGTAGTTAAGGTTGTATCACCAACAAAAAAAATCAAGGTAGTTAAGTCCGTTACTGTCGCACCTAAAAAATCAACCCCTAAAAAGAATGGCAAAAAGAATACTCTCTTGAATAGAATAAAAGAGGATTGGAGTCAACCAACTGGCGGTTACAATAAAGACACGGGGCGTACTTTTGAACCAGGTTATGACAAATATCCATACGGTTCTCTAACTGGTAGAAAAAAATAAATAATTAATTCTAGTAAGGACAACTTATGGCACAAAGAAAACCAACTAAGGCAGAATTAGAATACGGTAGGTTAAGATCTACTGCTGCTGGCTTACCTAGTACTACTACTAAAAAACAACTTAGAGGAACAGCTAAAAAAGCTGCTATTATTGCAGCAACCGTAGCTGGTCCTGGTAAAGTAGTTAAAGTAGCATCAAAGGCTGTCAAAACAGCAAAAGCAACTAAAGCTGCAGGCAAAGCAAGAAGTGTTAGAGAAGCATCCTTAGAAGCAGGTAGAGCAAGAACTATTGCAAATAAAGCAAAAATGGACAAGTTAGCATCTACCATTAAAGATTATGAAACCAGAATTGCTAACAATAAAGAAGCAATTAAAAAATTAGATCTAAGCCGTACTGGACCTAGAAGTGCTGTTTCTAATTATGAAAAAATGACACAAGGAATTAAAGATATAGAAAAATCTCTTAAAGAAGCAAAGATTCAATATATAGGTCTTAAGAATCCTTGGAAATAATTAATTCTAGTAAGGACACAAGTTGTTAACTCCTAAAGAAGTTGTAGCGAAGACCGCTAGGATACAAACACGCTATGCCGCTCGTGATCAGCGTATGCGTGATGTCCTATCGGTCCGCCAAGGTGATATATCAAAGGTATATCCATCTATGTTCTCAGAGGATTATCCAAAGCCTCTAGTCGCTAACTTCGTAGATGTAGCAGCCCGTGACTTAGCTGAGGTGATGGCTCCCCTTCCATCATTTAATTGTTCCGCTACCAATATGGTATCCGATACACAGCGCCGTGCTGCTGACACTAGAACTCGTATTGCTAACTACTATGTAACATCTTCTGATCTACAGATCCAGATGTATCAAGGTGCTGACTGGTTTAATACCTACGGTATGTTGCCAGCAATTATTGAAATGGATTACGAAACAAACAATCCTCGTATTCGTTTGTTAAATCCTTGGGGTGTATACCCAGAGATGGACCGCTTTGGTCGTACCATTTCTTTGACTCAGGTTGTATCAACAGATGCTGAATCTTTAGCAGCGCAGTACCCAGAGTATGCAGATCAGATCTTGCCACAAAACAGTTGGCAACAAGGTTCACCTTTACTTTCATTAGTTCGCTACCACGACAAAGATCAGGATCTAATATTCCTACCAGAGCGTAAGAACTTAATCCTTGCTAATCTTCCTAATCCAGTAGGTAAGTGTTTGGCCAATGTAGCTATGCGCTCATCCCTAGATGGGGAAGCTCGTGGTCAGTTTGATGATATCTTGTCAGTTCAATTAGCCCGTGCTCGGTTCGCAGTATTACAGATTCAGGCTGCTGAGAAGTCTATTCAAGCACCTATTGCTATTCCACAGGATGTACAAGAACTTGCTTTAGGACCTGATGCGATTATGCGTTCTGCTAATCCACAAGGTATCCGCAGAGTTCCACTAGAACTACCAGCAGGAGTATTCCAAGAGTCAGGTGTACTAGAGCGTGAACTACGCACAGGTGCTCGTTACCCTGAAACTCGTTCAGGTAATATTGATGCCTCTATCGTTACTGGTCGTGGTGTACAAGCACTACAAGCAGGATTTGATACACAAATCAAAGCAGCACAAGCACAGTTCGCTCGTCTGTTTACTGATCTAGCCTCACTATGTTTTGAAGTAGATGAGAAGATCTTTGGTTCTATGACCAAGCAAATTAAGGGAACCGATGACGGTACACCTTATACAATGAAATATGTTCCATCTCGTGATATCAAAGGCGAGTACGCTGTAGATGTACGTTACGGAATTATGTCAGGTATGGATCCTAACCGTGCAATCATTGCACTGCTACAAATGCGTAGCGATAAGTTAGTATCCCGTGATTATGTCCGCCGAGAAATCCCAATGGAGTTAAATGTTACACAAGAAGAACAAAGAGTGGACATTGAAGAAATGCGTGATTCTCTTCGTGTTGCTGTCGCTCAGTATGCTCAAGCTATACCAGCACTTGCCTCGCAAGGTCAAGACCCAACTCAAGTTATCACTCGCATCGCTGAAGTCATCGCTGGTAGACAAAAAGGATTACAACTAGAAACTATTATTGAGAAGGCGTTTGCTCCGGCTCCACAGCCAGCAGTGCCTGAACAACAAGTTCCAGTAGCAGGTGCGGCCCCCGCCCCTGCCTCGCAGCCAACTCCAGAAGAACAAAGCGGAGCGGCCCCTGCTGCTGGTCAACCTAGACCGGACATCGCACAACTACTCGCCTCTATCGGCGGAGCAGCATAACAGGGAGGTGAACATATGAATAAAGGATCAAGAGCTAAGGCTACTGAAGCAAAGCCTGTTGAGGGAAAGAACAGACCTAAGGGTACTAACGGAGGAAAGACATTCTTCGGATTTACTCCAAAGGGCCGTAAAGGTACATCAGTAAAAAAGGGCTAATCATATTAACGACAGGAGCACTGGGTGGAACAAGATAACAATCTTCATCGCCCAGTGCGTTCCTCAGATTTCTTTGTAATCATTTCAGGATTCTTTTTAAATTTAATAGCAACATTAGAAACACTCGCAGAAGATCTGCATCAATTATCAATTTATCATTCAACGCAAAAAAGCCAAGAGGCTAAAGTGTGGCAAGAGTTCGCACAAGATCTAGAAACTTTAAAGGAGGACTAAATGGCAGAGAAAGTTCCACTAGCTGGAGTATCTGGTCCAGGCAAGTTCTCAGTACGAGAAGACTTACCACCATCACAAAATTATGGTGACAGAAAACAAATGCAAGAAGATATCGCTGGCGCTCCTACGAGATCAGAGTCTGTTGCAAAACCAACACCACTTACTCCATTATTTGCACCAACAGAACGCCCAGATGTCCCAATTACTACTGGCTTACCAATGGGCGAAGGCGCTGGTCCTGAAGCCCTAATGATGAACCAAGGTACTGCGGCTGAAAAGTTATCAGATATTCTAGCCAAAATGATTCCTTATGATGAAACTGGCGAAGTAGTAGTTCTTTATCAGCAGGCTTTAGCAAGAGGTCAATAGTGTCAGACCCTTTATCCACTTCCTCTTTTGCAGCCGGTATATCTCCAGCAGAAAAGAAGAAGATTGATGAACTGCGTAAGACGTTAAACGTACATCGTGAGTTATCAAATCTTCCATCTGATGTAGCTAAAAGAGTTGTAACTAATTATACACCTGAGCAACAAAAAGCATTAGTAAATGTTGCTGGTGAAGAAGACCCAACGGTTAAACCTAAGCAAGGTTGGTTTGGCAGTGCTTGGGATTACACTGGTGGCAATGTTATAAAAGCTGGTGGCCAACTACTTAAAGGCCTTAACTACGTATCAGACCTATCAACTCAAGCAGCTCGTGCTGGAATCATTGCTGTTGAAGAAGGTAAATCACTAGGTACCGCTTGGACTGAAGCAGGCATTAGTGGTGAAAATAAGTTTAACGAAAATAGGCTTGAATCTGCTCGTAAAAAATATGGTGTAGATGCAGTAGATGTGGCAATTCGTCTTTCATCTGGTGAATCACCTGAGGCTATCGCAGCCTCTGCTACTCCTACTCAATTAAAATACTTATCTTTAGCGGATAAAACACAAGGCTCTAAAGAAGAGCGAGATAACTTTCAGGATACACTTGATTCAGTAAGTGCTGCAAAGTATTCTCCTGGTAGAGCAATAGCAAATATTGTAGATGCTATTACGCCTGGTGATTTAGTAAAAAATGGATTTATTTACAAAGGTATATCTGGCTTTTATGATGCTACTTATCGTATCTTTGCAGATCCATTATTAGTTGTTGGTAAAATAAAGCGTGGAATTGATGTAAGTAGATACGCATTAGATGTAGTAATTGGTAACAAAAAAGTAGCAGAAGTATTCTCAGAACCAAGGGTTGCAGATTTTTGGAATCGTTATGGAACAGAATTATCAAACTTCCGTAAGGCTAAAAAAGAAGGAAACACTAACGCTAAGATTGCAGCAGAAAAACAACTACAGACTCTTGCTCCTGAATTTGGCCCATTAGTCGTTAAAAGTTTTAATGATGCTGATCTTCCGATATCTGATGCTTTAACTGCTAAGGCTTTCTTTGAGAACGCTAAGCAAGTAGATGAAATGATGAAAGGCTCTATTGGTCGTAAGCGAGTGTTAATTCCTCGTATGGATGCTGCTCGTAAAACGAGAGTAACATTTTTAACTACTGCTAATAAACTTTTTAATATAGATAAAATTGGCCCATCTTTAGTAAGTAATACTTTCTTTGGTGCAAGCGCCACAGACGATGGTATTGCTCAAGCGCTTATAAACGGTAAAGAAGAAATCATTACAAACGTTAAAGCTACTATGAAACCTAAAGCGACTGCTCGTTTGTCTATGGCTCAAATTAACTACCGAATTGATAGATTTAAAGCAAAGTTTGCAATTGCTCCTTTATTTAGAGATGACACTTTTGACGTATTAGATCCTAATGCTTCAACTCAAATTTACCGCTTGGCTCGTGTGGTACTTCCTCAAAAAGAATCTAAGTTGATTGCTTCAGCCTTTGATTCTATTGAAGATACTGCTCGCCGTAAAGATGTATTTTACGGATTATGGTCAACCATTGCAGATGTTCGTGGTCTTAACGCCACAGAACCAGGACAACTTATTGTCCGTAGATTAACTGGTAAGGGTGAAACTAGATTTGCCGCTACTCGTCTTGGAGAGAATCCAGCGTTAATTGATGGAGAGCAATTAGGTCTTATTGTATCTGACCTATCCTCAATGGTGACTGCTCCTAATATCGTAGATATTGATAGAGCAGCAGCTCGTAGTACAATAGTACAAAAGATACTTGGTCAGGCTAACAAAGACTGGGTAGACAAGATGACAGGCACTTGGTCATTCTTAACTCTTGCTGGACCTCGTTACGCACTTCGTAATGCAACAGAAGATCTAATGGTTAATATTGCTATTGGTCAATCTACTTGGGGAATCGCTAAAGGAAGATTGTTATCTACTAGATTAAACACTGCTAGAGGTGTAGGTAAAGGTTTAACTAAAGGTGAGAAGCGAGCATCCAATCCACTTGGTAGCGCTTTGCGTATTCTTAACAAAAAAGAAGCAGATAGATTTGCTGCGGAAATAGCAGGCCTAGACGATAGCATTACATCTACTCGTAAAGAAATTGCTAATCTTAAAAAGAGTGCAAAATTAGAAACTAATCCTAAGAAAAAGCAAGCACTAGAAGATAAGATAAAAGAGTTATCTGCTAAAACTAAAGGTGGGTCTGTATATCAGACTCGTGTTATCTTTGCTCGTGCCTTAAATGAGGGTAAGTTAAATAGAGCATTTGCTAAGTTAGGTAGAGGTCCTCTTAATAAAGAAGAGTCAGATCTCCTAGCTGATCAAATCCTTAACGGTGATCTAGATAACGCACTTGCTGATGTTATTGAGGCAAGTACTAACTTTGCTGTAGGTAATGATTACTCAACAGCCGCTAGACAGTTTACAAAAAAACACGGCGTTCGTAGTGTTGCTCTTAAAATAGATACTCCTAATAACTATGCCCGTGCTAAAGGATCTCCTGGATATAAAGAGATACGAGTTGCAGCGCAAAGTGAATCATCACTTATTGCTTGGCTAATGCGTATTTCATATTATTCAAATGATGAATTAGGTGCTATTGCTGTAGCAAATCTTGATGATAAAGGTTTGGCTATTGCAAAAATTAAACAATGGTTTAAGAGTAATCCTGATACTGCTAAGCAGTTCCGATTTCAAACTGTTAGAACTCAAGATGAACACGCTGAGGCTATCTATAACTCAGCACGTCAATTATTTGAGAAGCAAGATCCAACTCAACTTAACCTAGATTTGCTAAGCAAGGTTCGCTCTATTGACGAAGAAACTGGAGAGTATGTAATCTCTGGTAAGTTATCTTTAGATGACCTACCTAAGGTAGATGCTGATTTACCTAATTACGTAATTGGTCCAGAGTTGGTTCCAATATCTGATACTGGAAACTACACAACTTCTCTAATGGAAAAGGGATGGACCTGGCTTGGTCTATCTAACGCTCGTATGTCTAGAGAGCCTATTGTTCTTGCTGAGATGATTCGTATGCGTACGCAAATGCGTAAGACTGGATTTGAAGATGCTTTTATTCAAGCACATCTAAAGGATGTAGATCCAACAGATCTGAAGAAGATTGAATCAGCTACCCTAATCGCTAAAAGAAAAATAGCAGAGATCGCTGAAGAGCGAGCAACGCTACAAACTTTGGCTTATGTGGATAATCCACTGATTAGAAGCCAACTTGCTTTCTCTATTCGTAACTTCGCTCGTTTCTATCGGGCTACTGAAGACTTCTATCGCCGTGTTTATAGAGCAGTACGCTATAACCCTGAGTCAATTCAGAAGGCAGCATTAACCTATGAGGGAATTACTCATTCTGGTTGGGTACAAAGAGATGACCAAGGTGAACCTTACTTCATCTACCCAGGAGTAGAGCCTGTATATCGTGCAGTTCAAACTGCATTACAAGGTTTAGGTGTACCTGCTGAGTTTAAGACTCCATTACCTATTCAATTTGGCGCACAATTTAAGATGCTTACACCATCCCTAAACGCTGAGTCTTGGGTACCAACATTCGCTGGTCCTTTATCTGGTGTGTCAGTTAAGGTTCTATCTAATATTGTAGATATTTGGAACCCTGGTGCTGCAGATAGCATTACCCGTTTCACGATGGGTAAGTATGCAGTAGATCAACCTATGGTTTCTGCTTTTCTACCAGCACATATTAATCGTTTATACGCAGCAATGGATCGTGATGAGAGAGATTCTCAATACGCATCAGCTTGGCGTAAAGCTGTTACATACCTTGAGGCATCAGGTAATGGTATTCCAAAGAAGTATGAAATGGTCGGTGGAGTTGAAACTCTTATTGCACCAAGTCCTGCTGAGTTAGAAGAGTATCGCTTAAAAGTTAAGAATACAACCATCGCTATTTTAGGAACTCGTTTTATATTAGGCTTTGCAGTGCCTGCATCACCTCAAGTACAACTTAAATCTGATATGACTGACTGGTTAAGAGATTCAGGCAGAGCAAGTTTTAAGCAATCTTGGAATAATCTATTAGATCAGTATCCTGGTGATTATGATGCAGCAATGGCTAAGTGGACAGAGTTATATCCTAACCAGATTCCATTTACTATTCCAGAATCAGAGCGAAAGACAGTTGCTCCATTCCGTTATGCTGAGGAATCAGGAGATTTTGTAGATCAAAACAAAGAACTATTTGATAAATACAAAGAAGGCGCTGCTTTCCTAATACCTCATAAGTCAGGTTTCTCTTGGGATGCCTATAAGACTATGACCGATATGGGTCTACGTCAGAATAAAAGAGTAGAGGATTACCTGCGAGAAGTACAAACCGCAGCAGATCTACAAACTTATTATGAGCGTAAAGAACAGTTTGAAACAAGTCTTGAAACTGCAGGTATTGACTACACTCGTTCTAAACTACGTAAAGAGTTTAATAGCTGGAAAGAACTATTCTTTGCTGGTAGACCACTAGTTCAAGAAGAGTTATCTCAAGGTAGCCAAAAGGCTATTAATCGCTTAACCGCATTAGATGATCTAAGCAATATGCTTGATGATCCTACTATTACTGCACGACCTGCAACACAGGGTGCATTAAAGAAAATGGTTGATTTATACAATAAGTATAAAAACGATCAAGATAGATACGACAATCTTAGTGGTTCATCATTCTTGGCATCTTTGTCTAAAGATAGAACTATCAAGGAAATGAGAGAACTAGCTTTGTTCAATGAAAATACACAAGCAGCATACGATGTTTTATTCGGTAGATTGTTAGGGGAGTAAATTGGCACAAAGTTTAAAAACATACCTAAGCAATAGAACTGACGTTCAGGGTGCTCGTAGAAATTTCTTTGATGTAGGAGCTGACTTAGCTACTATTAAAAGACAATGGGAAAGCACCCCACAAACTGCTGCTAATTATCAAGATATCTTAAATGCTTACAAAGATGCTCAAGCAAAATACAAAGATGCTGAGCGTGCTAAAAACTTAGCAGAATCTAATGCTCGTGTTGATTACGATGCAATGACTAGTAAAAAAGAAGTAAAGAATCAACAGACAAAAGATGCTCAAACTAAAAAAGAAATTGATGCAGTTCAATCACAGATTGATAAATATACTGAGGCTGGAGAAACCCCTCCTGCTAGTTTAATTGAAGAAAAAAAGGCCTTAGAAGGTCAGTATACTGGTGCTCCTAAAGGCACAGCTACAACTACTACAACTACTACAACTGCCACAACTGGCGCTACTGGGGTAGCAGGAACCAACAATGTTGATTTAGATACTTTCTTAAGAAATCTTAATGAAGCAGGCGTTGCCAAAATTAATGAAGTTAGAGGTTATCTTGGATTACCTCTTAACGGTGAAGTTGATTTTGATCTTATTGCAAAAACTGAGGATGTTGAGAAACGTCTACAGCAAGAAGAATCAATCAAAGGTCCAATAGACCGTCTTGAATATTATCTTAAATACAAGAAGACTGGTGGTGCCGGCGGTGGAGCAGGTACATCTACTGTATTTATATCATCCCCAACAGAGGCTGCAGCCTATATTAACTCAGCCTTTAGATCTTTACTAGGTCGTTACGCTACAACGGAAGAAATCAAAGAATTAACTCCTAAGTTAAATACTGCTGAAAAGAAAAATCCAAGCAGAACAGTAAATGGTGTATCTACTGGTGGTTTAAATAGAGATCAGTTCCTATTAGACATAGTAACCAAAAAACCTGAGTACATTGAGAAGAAGAAATCAGCACAAAGTTTAACTAAGCAAGAACTTGCTACAGTTGCTAGATCAAATGGTTTAGATATAGATAAGAACTTTACCAATCAGGTTGACTCTTGGATCAAAAGAGTTGAGAACGGTGAAGATATAGATATCTTTAAAAACCTTATTCGTCAAACAGCTAAGGTTGGATTACCCGATAAAGTAGGTAAACTACTAGATGAGGGTGTGGATCTAGAAACAGTATATTCTCCATACAGAAGCGCTATGGCTTCAACGCTGGAGATTAATCCAGAAACAATTAGTCTAAACGATAGCACATTACGTAGTGCTATTGGCCCAGACAAAGAAATGCCTATATATGAATTTGAAAAAAACTTACGCAAAGATTCTCGCTGGCAATATACCAATAATGCTAGAGAAGAAGCATATGCTGCAGTTAATAAGATCCTACAAGACTTTGGATTTAGGAGTTAATAATGGCTGTTAGTTCAGCAAAAGAACGCCAACTAGAAAAACTTGATGCAGAGTCTGTGGCAAAAGCCGCAGCTATGGGACTTGACGTTGCAGGACCTACTGGACCTACTGGCCCTACTACTAATGTTACAGGCCCAACTGTTGGAACAACTAATGCAACTGGTCCAACTCAACCATCTAAATCTGCTTTTGCTCTTGCTCTAGATATATTATCTGAATATGGTATAAGTTCATTAGCACCAGATGTGCAATCTTTATTGCAAGAAAACATAGGTATCAATGAGTTCTCTGTTAGATTAAAAGATACAGATCCTTATAAGAAACGCTTTGCTGCTAATGCCTCTCGTATTGCTAAAGGCTTAAGATCACTTAGCGAAGCCGAGTATATTGCTCTTGAAGATAGTTATACAAAGACTTTCCGTAATTATGGATTACCCGCTTCTTATTATACAAAGGGTACAGATGGTATATCAAAGAATTTTGAGTCTTTAATTGCAGGAGATGTTGATTCAACTGAAATAGAAGATCGTATTATCCTTGCACAAAAGAAGGTTCTAGATGCAGATCCTAATGTTAAGAAAGCATTAAAAGAGTTTTATCCTGATATCAAGGATGCAGATATTCTTGCTTATACACTTGATCCTACTAAGGGTATGGAAGAGATAAAGCGTAAGGTAACTGCTGCTGAAATTGGTGGCGCTGCTATGGGTCAAGGCTTAGGTACTAATGCTAAGAGAGCAGAAGAACTTGCTCGTCTAGGTATAACTGGTGAGGGCGCTCGTGAAGGTTATGAAACTGTTGCAGAAAGAGCACCTCGTGGTTCACAACTAGCAGCGATCTACGGACAAGATGCTTACGGTCAAACAGAGGCAGAGCAAGAAGTATTTGGTTTATCTGGTAGTGCAGCAGCAGGAGCAAAGCGCAAGAAACTATCAGAACTTGAAAGGTCTGCATTTAGCGGACAAGCAGGAACCACAGCAGGAGCACTTAGCCGAGATAGAGCTGGTTCCTTTTAACTAAGCCTGCCATTAGAACCACCGGCCTAATGGAGTGATAACAATACCGGTAGTAGGAGCCATACAGAGATCCCCGAACTGTATGAGGCCTGCGTAACTACAACGAATGGGAGATGGACTATGTCCAACTACGACTACGAGGATGACGATCTAGAATCAACAGATTCTGGGAATGACCTTGTAAAGCAATTACGCAAAGCGGCAAAGCAAAAGGATAAAGAACTGTCCGAACTAAAGGAACAGTTTAATAACCTAACTAAGTCGCAACGTGAGAGAGCAATCAAGGATGCCCTCGCAGCCAAGGGAGTTAATACGAAGATCGCTTCGTTTATTCCTTCGGATATAGACCCAACTGAAGAGTCTGTATCAAAATGGCTTGAATCAAATGCAGATGTATTTGGTATTCAGACCGAACAAACCGAACAACCTAATATAGATCCTGCTCAAGCGGCAGCCTATAAGAAGATGAGCGCTGCAACTGAATCTGGTATGACACCAGATCGTGGTGCAGATGTTTATCAAAAACTTATGAGCGCTAATACCCGTGAAGAGTTGGATGAAATTATTAGGCAGTCCGGCTTATAATCCTACTAACGAAAGGCTACACCTACAATGGCTCTACCTACAGGTAGTTTCACTGGTACCGGTGACATTAGCAACTTAGTCAAAGCCGCATATGATCAATATGTAAGAATGGCACTACGTTCCATTCCGGTAATGCGCTCACTTGCTGATGTGAAACCAGTACAACAGGCAATGCCAGGATCATCAGTTGTATTCTCAATCTATTCAGATCTAGCAGCAGCTACTTCTACACTGACAGAAACAACAGATGTTTCCTCTATTGCCCTTGGTAACCCATCACAGGTTACTGTAACACTAAACGAGTACGGCTCAGCCGTTACTACAACTAAGAAGTTAAACCTAACTTCTTTCAACGATGTAGATGCAGCACTTGCTGACATCATTGCATACAACGCTGCTGATTCACTTGACTCAGTTGTTGCTTCAGTTCTTACTGGCGGATCTAACGTTCTATACGCAGGAAACGCAACAAGCACCAACACAATTGATGCAGCAGATCTATTAACTGTAGCGGATATCCGCCAAGCAGTTACAGAGCTACGCACAAACAAGGCATTGCCTCGTATTGGCGAGCTGTACGCAGCATACCTACACCCACGTCAAGCAGCAGACCTACGTTCAGAGTCTGGTACTGGCGGATTCCAAGATATTGTTAAGTACACAGACAATGTGTCACGAACAATCATTCCTGGTGCAGTCGGTGTAATTGAAGGTGCGTTCGTTGTTGAAACACCTCGTGTACCATTCGCAGCTAATACAAACTCACCAGCAGTAAACGTCTACAAGGCGGTTGTTGCAGGTCGTGAAGCATTAGCAGAAGCAATGGGACAAGACATCAACACAATCATCGGACCAGAGATTGATGCTCTGCGCCGTTTCCGTACCATTGGTTGGTACTACTTCGGTGGCTTCGCCCGCCTAAGAGAGGCAGCTCTTTATCGTATTGAGTCTGCAGCAACAAACGGCTAATAAACCGTTTCGGCAGGAGGTGGGTCAAACCACCTCTTGCTACTTAGAGAGGATCCTTAGTGCCATACCACCTAGTAACACCTTGGGAAAACCAGACTTGGATAACAGACCCAACATCTAACTATGCCCGCTTAGCGGGTAGACCATTAGCAGGTGGAAGTTCTACTGGATCACAGCAATTCATTACAGATGTACCACGTTGTTTAACATTCTTAATTAATGGCACAACAGTAACAACTAATATGACACCTAGCCAAGATGATCTAGCAGATGCTGATTACTATTATCTAGGTGGACACGAGTATACAGTTAGCAATGATGTAGCACAGATTCTAATAAACGCTGGCTACTCAGATTATGTGACGGTGATATGAGCAACTGCGCTTCAAGTTGTAAGAGTCAAGATCACGATTCATACGGAGAATGTATGCAATCCAATATGCCAATGTTTATGGGAGTCAATCCCACTAAGACTGGTTGGGATCAAGACAAGGTTAAGAAAGATGAGAAGGAATTAAAGTCTTACTACTCAGCGTTAAAGCAGGGAGTAGAGCCTAGATCTACTAGAACTAAAGATATAGATGCAGCACTCAAACTTTCCGACAAAGCTGGTAAAGCATTTGACGGAATCAACCTAAAGTATAAGGGGTAATAAAATGATGGACAACAAAGGTATGAAGATTGAGATTGAGAATGAAGACGAAGGTGCGATCTATCCACCTGCAGATCGTCAGGCTCCATCTAACCGCAAGTATATGACTTACGAGTCAATCCAAACTGGCGCACCAGGAAAGGCAGCAAAATAATGAAGAAGAAGCCAATGGCAGGAATGTGCAAGAAGTGCGGTAAGTCAAAGAAATCTTGTAAGTGCTAATGAAAAAAGCAAAAGGCGTTAAGAAGGTTGCCAAGGTTATGAAAGAATTTAAAGGTGGCAAACTTCATTCAGGTAGTAAAAAAGGACCTGTAGTAAAGTCAAAGAAGCAAGCAATTGCTATCGCTTTATCAGAAGCAGGTATGTCTAAAAAGAAAAAGAAGTGAGGTAGAAGGTGGCACTTGGTACATACGGTTCAACTCTTAATGACGAATTAAATCGTCTTGCTAATGGTGGCACCTACCCTGCACTATCTGCATATGTAGATCAAGCGGCAGCAGCCCGTGCTTGGGCTGCTCAACGCTCAGTGACTTTATCTGTCACAGATACTGTTGGAGTTCTAAACGAGATAGCAGGTCTTACTCGTTCTAGTTGGCTTGACTTCTCTGGTGTTTGTAACTACTTAGCTAGTACAACTGGACTACCTGCAGCAGCAGCGCTGAGAGCGATCTCATCTTGAGTTCAAAATATAATTTAGTTTGCGATCAAGCAACCACATTTAATTTTCAGTTTGTTATTAGCAATGATAACGTTCCTTGGGACCTAACTAACTACACAGCAACTATGACTGTGCGCCCATTCGTTGGAGCAACTACTACTACCGTAGTAGCAAGCACTGCTAATGGAAGAATAGTTTTAGGTGGACCAGCAGGAAGAGTAACCGTAACTATTGATGCCACCACTACTGGTGATATATCTGCTAGTCGTTATTCATATGATCTAGTACTTACATCAGGATCAGTTGTAACAAGAATTTTAGAAGGTAAGTTTGTAGTGACGGGAGCGGTAACAGTATGAGTGAAACAGTAATTGTTATTGAATCCATTACGCCACAAGTTGGCGTATCAGTATCAGCAAATCAAGGACCGCAAGGTACTCCTGGTAATACTGGCCCAACAGGACCTAATGGTCCAACTGGAAGTACAGGACCCACAGGATCAACTGGTGCAACATCAACAGTTGCAGGACCTACCGGCCCTACAGGAAGTACAGGAGGCACAGGTGCCACAGGAGCGACAGGCAATACCGGAGCTACAGGTTCAACAGGCTCTACAGGTCCTACAGGCAGCACGGGACCAACTGGTTCCACAGGCTCTACAGGAGCCACAGGTGTTACTGGCCCAACGGGTTCTACTGGCAGCACAGGGTCTACTGGACCTACAGGAAGCACCGGAGTAACTGGTGCTACAGGACCGACAGGAGTAACGGGTGCAACAGGTAATACAGGTCCTACCGGTTCTACTGGTAGCACTGGCCCTACTGGTGATACTGGTAGTACTGGTCCGACTGGAGCAACTGGTAGCACAGGTTCTACTGGACCGACAGGACCAACTGGAAATACTGGAGTTACTGGGTCAACTGGACCTACGGGTGCAACCGGTGCAACAGGAGCAACTGGAGCAGGTGGAGCGCTAGGTTACTGGGGTTCTTTTTGGTCAAACCAAGATCAGGCAGCAGTAAACACAACAACTGCTTACCCAATTACTTACAATAATACTGATCCAGATTCTAATGGCGTAAGTATCGTTTCTAACTCACAACTTACATTTGCCTATGCAGGTGTTTATGATATTCAATTTTCTGCTCAGGCTGACAGAGTATCTGGTAGTGGAACTGACATAATTGAAATTTGGTTCCGTACAAATGGAACTGACATCGCAGATAGCAATACTGTTGTAACTGTTTCAGGTGGTGCAGCAGCGGCTAAAACAGTTGCTGCTTGGAACTATATGCTAGAACTTGCAGCCAATGATTATATTGAATTGGTATGGCGCACATCTGATACAAGGTTAGAATTAATTGCAGATGTTGCAGGAACAAG